TGATCGATCGACAAACTCGCGCGACGACAGCACGCGAGTGACGTTCAGTCGTGGCATGGGCTATTTCTTCCGCAGGACGTACGTGATGGAGTTGCGCAGCGAGCCAGTGTCGATCAGCGGCGTGGTTCCAGTGCGTCCGCGGCGCCGGCGAGCGGCAATCGTGGACTCAGCCAGTTCCGGAGCAATACCCGAATTGATCTTCGCCTTCACCGAGTTCGAAGCGACGATGCCGGCCCTGTGCAAGGCCTTGTCGGCTGCTTGCGCATTGCCATCCATCGCATCGTCCGCGCCCTTCTTGAGCTCGTCCGTGGCCGCCTTCTGAGCTGACTCAACGCCAGGCACGAGGAATGGACGCGCCGGAAGGTTGTTCACCGGCGAACCCGTTTCCTGGATATACCCGATCGTCGCGTTGTTGATGGGCTCATCGTCCTGGCGCTCTGTGGTGGACGCTGGGATGCCGATCAGGACCTCATTGGAGGCCAGCTGCTGGATGGACCGCAGGACAACCGACACGTTGTCCTTGGTCATTTTCACGCCCATGGCTTAGAACTGCCGGCCGCCGGCGCCGATCATCCGCGCAAACTGAAGGAACTGGATGCCGTACCGGCTCATGTTCCAGAAGCCGCCATCCGTGAGGCTGACCGTGCCGGGGTCGAAACTCACCGACACCTTGTCGACCGCCTTGGCGGACGTGGCGCCGGTGACCTCACCAGGCGCATTGCCGTCGGTCACGTCTTCTGTGGCCTGAGCGGCAAGCACCAGGTGATGGCAGGCGAAAAGCTCCTGGCCAAGTACCCACCACGCGCCCCAGAGATCCTCCGGGAGCGTGACGGCGGCGATCCCCAGCCACATATCGACGCCCGAGTCGGGATACGCAGTGGTATCGGCGAACTCGGGGAAGTCAGTGCGCAGCTGGGAGGCGGGAACGGTCATGCTCAGCTCTTCGGTGCGGCCTTGGCGGCCGCGGCATCAGCCTTGGCCTTGGCGGCGGCTTCGGCCTCTTCGTCCGTCTGGGTCACCCCTTCCGGCACGTCCGCCGAGTGTGCCTGCGTATACCAGTGCTCGGCAATCTCTTCCTCCAAGCGCTGGATGCCCGCCGCGATCTTCTCTTCGACCAGCTGACCATCGCGAACGATGGTCAGGGTGAAGGCCTTCACGATGTTGACGAGTTTGCTGGCCATCAGATGCCGTCCACATAGTTGATGGTTTCGGGGTAGACCACTTCCACGACGCCCAGGCGGCCGAAGTAGGTGGTCAGCTGATGGATGCCACGATATTCCAGCGGGGTGCGCTGCAGCGGGACCAGCGGGAAGCGGACCAGGTTGCGGTCATTGGTGTACGCCACCATGCGGTCCTTGCCGGACGCGCCGCGGCCCGTCAGCCACTTCAGCGGCTGGACGTCCAGCGGACGGCCATTGATGCTGTTGCAGATCGAGTTGTTCTTGATGAACTCCAGGATGCTGATATTGCCCGCCGAGCTGATCAGCGTGCTGACCAGGTAGGAGAACTTCAGCGGGGGGAGCAGCAGCTTGTCCGGGCAGCGAGCGAAGCCCGATGCGGCCCAGTTCGCCTGGAGTTCGGCATTGACGTCAGCCAGGATCTGCGCCGGCGTGGTGGTGCCGTTGGTCCAGTTGCCGGTGACGGCGTTGGTGACGGTAACGGAGCTGTTGTTGACCAGGCCGGAGAAGCCCAGCGTGGTATCACCGATGTAGACCTGCTCATCGATGTCCATGTTGTACTTCAGCTGCAGGCCTTCGTACTTCTGCTGGTCGACCGGGCGGCCCAGCTTCTGAGCCGATTCCAACTCAGGGATGGTCCAGCCAAGCTGCTGGCCCCAGAGGGTCAGCGGGTTGGCGGTCTTGCCGATGTCCAGCTGAATGCCGGCGATGGCATTGGCGTCTTTGCCAATCCAGCTCTTGCCTGACGGCGACGGACCGCCTGCGGCGGCGAACGTGGAGTTCGTGAAGCTCGACACCTCGTCGGCGATCGAGACGTCTTCACGGAGTTGGATGTCACGGCCCCAGGTCACGGCGGCCAGAGGCATGTGGAGGGTCTGGTCCAGACGCTCCAGCTCGCCAATCAGGAACGAGCCGGAGCTGTCGATGGTGGCCGCGTCGAAGGTCATAAGACCATCACGCGTGTAGGCGCGCTTCACCGAGCGCGGCAGGATCAATTCTTTCATGTGTTCGGTCTCCGAATCGCGCCCACAAAAAAACCGCCCGGAGGCGGTTTCAGTGCGTGGCAGCTTGTGGGTGGGATCAGATGTTGTAGGCGATTTCGACGTTACCGGCGGCGTCAGCCGCACCCATGAAGGTGCAGTTGGCGACGACGATGGTGTTGGTGCTGTCGGCAGCGGCTTCGATGCCACCAATGGGCTTGCCGGCAGCGGCAGCGGCGACGCGGACGTACACCGTGCCGTTCAGCGCGGCGGTGCCAGCGTTCAACTGCACCGTGGCATAGCCGCGGCGCAGGACGTTGGCCGGACCCGTGGTGGGCGGCACAGCCGTGCCAAGGCCTTCCTGGCTGGAGTTGGACGGGAACGGCTTCACCAGCAGGCCATAGATGGCCGTGGCGGCATCACCGGCGCCAACCGGATCAAGCTTGCCGCTGACGATCTTGCCGAACAGGCCGAAGCCAACGAACGGAGCGGCGGAATCGAACGGGACCGTTTCGATGGTCTTGTTCTCTTCGCGGGACACCATGCCGGGAATGCCCGACGGCATGCGGAAAAGGTAAGCAGTCATAGTCGGAGATTCCTCAGCGCTTGTGGTAGTACTCGCGATTGCGAGCGTTGATGTCGGACACGGACGCCGGGCGACCGAAATCCTTCGTTGAGATGCTGGCGCGGTGGGTGCCGTCGTTGTTCTTGGCGCGCATCACGTTGGCGGCGCCGATGAAGGCGGCATTCAGCACGGCCAGCGGGAGCTTGCCGAAGTTCGCTGCGTGGCCACCCAGGAACGGCGTGATGGCCTCACGGCCAGCGTCGGTCTGGTACGCGGCGTCCAGAGCCTTGCGCTGGCACTTGCACAGCGACAGGGCGCGCTGGGCGTCCGTGGTCTTGGCGTCGAAGGTCGGGATCTTGGTTCCCGGAGCGAGAATCTCGGCCAGAGCCGGGATGTTCTTGGCGCTGTCGCCGGTGTACAGCTTCACGCCCGCGTCGCTCAACTTGCCGGCAGTCTCGGCGCCGATCACGGTGTCCATGGTCTCGTCACCGTCTTCGTCGTCATCCTGGTCATCACCGCCTTCGTCCTTGGCTTCGAGCTTGTCCATGCGCTCGCCCAAGGAATTGACCGCGTCGAGGACCTTCTTGAGGTTGTCCTCGGTCTTCTTGTCCTTCTTTTCCTTGTCGTCCTCTTCGGACTCTTCGTCCATGGCCTCGGCTTCTTCGGCGATCTTCTTCACCTCGTCGGCGTCATTGGCCTTGAACGCGGCGCGGATGCGGTCCGCAAAGGACAGTTTCTTCTTGCTTGCCATGTCTTCGTCTCCGATTGCGCACCGCGGGCCGCAACGGCCTCGTTCAACCAGTGCGACGTGGTTGCCTAGGATGTTGCGCTGTGCCGCGCGCCCCGGTTGCTGCTGTTCGTAGTCGGCTTCGTAGCCGTTGCTCACTTCTTCGATGCCGTCCTTCTGGATGGCGTCGATAGCCCTGCGATCCGTGATGAGCAGATCTGCGAGCATCAAGTCATCCTCGATGCCAGCGCCACGCCGCACGTTGGACATCGTCCCAACGGCGTGCTGTTTGATGTTGTCCGGGGTGACGAACTCGTCTGGATGACCGAGTGTGACGGGCTTGCCCTCGAAGCTGGCGATGGTCTCTGGGCGGAACAGGTCATCCGGACCGCGTCCCACGCGGATCAGCTTGTCCGGACCGCCAATGATGGACTCACCGTCCTCGCCTGCAATCTCGCCTTCCGCGTAGAGCATCTCGCCCGTTCGCGCCACCGGCACATCCAGGCACAGCAGATAGCCCTCGTGCGTCAGCGATCGCTTCTCGCCAAGCTTCGACACGGTGTAGTAGCGCGACGCGCCGGCCGAATTGAAGTCCGTGGTGCGCAGTGACATTTCATTCGCCCATAAAAAAACCCCGCCTGAGCGGGGTTTGTATTCTTTGTTCCGAGAATCTATCGCTTCGTCACTTCGAGAATGATCTCGTCAGCGACCTTTACAGCGCCGGCCGCAATCCGCTTTGCAAGGTCGGTAGCTTCCTTGTGAGATGCATTCACGACACCATCCGGAAACTGATTGGCCGCAATGGTAGCGGCAAGCTGAGCCCGAAGCTTTTGAAGTTCTGTCATTCCTAGCGACATGGTTTTCCTCCTGATTGGAGGATCTTACTTATCGCGTTTTCACGCCCCGGGCAATACAGCTTCTGGGTAGCACCGGCAGTTGTAGATCTGCCCGGCGTGCGTGGTCGTTCCATCGGAAAGGGTCGGCGGGGAATCCCACCGGACGAACTTCCCATTCATTTGCTTGTGGCTGTGGCGAACGTCTGAGTCTCCGGACGTACGCCAGATGTAGCCCTCTGATCCGACGTGCTCAGCGCGCGCCTGGGTCAATGTGGATGCCGTGCGTGCCACCTCGGTCCGTGCGATCAGGTTGGCGCGGCTCGTGGCCACCTCACCCGATCGCGCGATCTCCTTGGCGAACTCGCCGGCCCGGGTCGAATCCTCCAGGCCCTTGATCGTCAGTTCGTGCACGCGCTGGGCCGCTTCCAGGGGTAGCGACTTGATCAGCGTCACCTGTTCGTTCAGCAGTGCCTGAAAGAGCTGGCCGGTCGGCGCCGTCTGGATCTCACGGCGAAGCTCGCGCGACATGTCTGCGGCGAGGTCCGACCAGGACTGACGATCCCGGGCGTCAACCTCTGTCAGCATCCTCGTGGCCGTGCGTGTCGCCCAGCCCGTCAGTGCCTCGGAGTACTTCTGCATCATGTCGGTGATCGTCGGCACCGCCGATGGGTCACCTGCAGGGAAGGCATCGATCAGATGCCCCACCTGCTGTGCTACGCGCCTAAGCTGCGCGGCGTACTGAATCTCCGCTTTCCGGCTCCTCACCTTCCCCCGGTTTTTGCGTCGATCCGTCGTCCGGAGGCGTTTCAGTGACGTCCGGAAGAGCATCTTCAGCCTCGTTGATCAGGTCGTCGGTGATGTTCGTCCAGATGCCCGTGACCTCGCTGGACTGCTTGAGCTCCTGCAGGGCGGTCTTCTGGCTGATCAGGCCCGCGTCGTAGGCGTCCAGTACCGCGCCCGTCGTCTTGGTGTTGATATCGGCCTTGTCGCCATCCGACATCTGCTCGAGCGAGTTGAACTCGAATCCGAAGTCATCCGGCGGGGCAATGCCAAGTTCCGACCGGCACACCACGTTCAGGAGAGTCGTCACACCTGGGCGCAAGCGGCGCTCCTGTTTCGACGTGATTCCCTCATGGTACTGGCGCATTTCGCCATCACCGGTCGAGTTGAGACCGGCTGGTGACTGGCCGAACAGCCGCGTCAGCGGTGTTTCTGCAGC